TTTTACTTTTTTTACTTGATATATGCTTGTTGTTTTTTTATATATTTTTTATATATTTTTAGCTCGAAATTACGTATAAAATTAAATAAATTACTTAATTTTATATATTGGTAATGTTCGTTTTTACAAAACTTTCTAAATAATTTTCTTGGAATATTTCACGGCGATTTTCATGTTTTTTGGTAAATATATAAGAATCTTCTTTTTTCTTGATTGTCCATCCTTGTTCTAAAGCATTTGTTATAAATATCATTCTTTGATAAGTTGCTTTGTCTAGTTTAATATTGGATGGTAAATCTATGTTTAATTTGGTAGGCATATAAACAATAGTTACATTGATTTTTTTCCACTTTTACGAGTTTGTTTTTTTCCACCACGTCTTGCCTTTTTAGTGTTTGTATTGTTTGTACTATCCATTTGACGTTTTTTATTATCGATATTCTTTAAAACAATTGCATTATTATCACTGGTGGGAGAAAAAAACCCAGCCATACGTTTATTACCTATACCATCTATACCTTTATATATTAACATTGCTGCACGAACCCCGGAAGGTTGGTCACCCATACCACCGATACGTGGTCCTATTATAGGTTGTTGATATCCTCCACCACGAGCAACACTATTTATTTCTTGAAAAAAATCACCAATACCTTTTTGAGAACATAATCTTAATAATCGTTCAAAAATACGGTCATTATATAATATATCCCATTTATAAAATTCATTTATTCCTGGTTTGTTCCATTCTATTAATATTTGTTTTAAAACACGTTTTAATGTATTATTTGCTGATAAATATAATGTTTTATTATAATCTTTCATATTTAATGGAATTTCTACATAAGGTAAACTAAAATTTCCATAGTTAACATTGTATATAACTTTTATACGATTTTGTTTTTCTACTATTAATTGTCCACTATAACTATTTCCATTATCATCTTCAATATTAAAATCTAAATTTCCTTTTTCTAGTTGATTATTGTTAGGTTTTATACAACTTCCAAAACTACCCATAGCATCAATTATTGACGAATAAGGACAAATAATTTTATTTTTAGGAATTATGTTGGTTTTAATATATGCTGAATTATTAATCGCATTATTAATAGTTAATGCATCTTTTGCAAATTTTTTGATATCATCAAATTTTTTTACAAAACGCATAGTAGATGGTAATGTTTCATTTTCAATATATTCTACAAATTTTTTTAATAAATTTTTATCAAAACTTGATAATGAAGCTCCTTTGGTATTACCAATTTCTGTATTACCTACTTGTTCTATTAACATCATATCGTAAGAAATAAAATCTTTTAAATTATTATCAGACATATTCGCAATTATACTATTATCATCATCATTAAAATAATCTAATATTTTATTAGAAACTGTATGTAATATCCCTTGAATTGCATTTTCATTTTCCGTTGTTAATTCTTTACCATTATTTTGAGCATTTAATTTAATATTTAATTTTTCTTGCATGTTATCATAATATTCAATTATTATATTAATTATATCTATTACATCATTCGTTTCAGATTTTATAGCTTTTATAACATTTTTGTATCTTCTGGAAGTATTGTCTAATACTTGACTTTGTATACGTTTTACATATTCTATTATTTTTTTTTTCTTTGATAATACATTTATCTTTTTAAATTCTGATTTATTTGATAAACTATCTAATTTATTAAAATCAATATTAGAAACAATACTTTTTAGGTTTTCGCCGTTATCTTTATTTTCTTCTAATTGATTAATAAAATTTTTATAATATTCTATAATTTCATCCGTTTCATCATCGCCACCAGTTTGTTCTTTTTCTCCAAATGTATTTTTATTAATAAAATAATATAATATCAAAAATAAATTGTTACTTACATCCAAATTATTATCAATATCTATAACATAAAGTATCATCATGATTTCAATATAATTACTTTCAAATAAATCATAAGGGTCTATTGTAGGATTATTATTATATAAATTTAAATAAACATTTTCCATAATAAATAAACAATTATTTACTAAAACATTATTGGCTTCTTCTTTCTCATCATAATAATCATTCATTACTCTATTATTTATTCTCGCATTAATACCAAATAATATTGATTGATGATGACTAAAATAATTAGGTGTATCAATAACTTCAATATTATCCATTTTATTATCCATTTTATTATTTATAACGGGAACAGTATCTACTTTTGTAGGTTCACTACTTAATACCATTTCACTAAACTTATCAAAAAATGATGTTTCTGCACGCTCTGCCCTACCACCAGTTTGTTCTTCTAAAGGCTTACATGTAAGAACATATAATTTTAATTGTTGCATAGTATGTCCTAACATTTGTAATATTTTAGCCTTTGAACGAGTTAATGCACCTGTAAAAAAACTATTAATTCGTGTATTTTGAAGACTTTCAAATTGATTATTTTCAAAAAAATCTTTGATTTCTTCATAATCATCTAAATAGGCATAACCATCATCTTCATTATCATCATCATCTTCATTTAAATCAAAATCATCATTAACAGGTTCTTCACCACCATGTAGTTCAGTTCCACCACTTATACTTGGAAGAAATGAAGGAAATTCTTTTTGAATTGTTAATAAACGATCTCTACATGATATTACATTAAAATCATGAATAAAATCATGTCCAAATAAATTCATTAATATAAATCCTAAAACATGGGTATCTAATTTAATATTAACCGTCATATATATATAAAAACCTAAATTATTATATATTTATGAATAAAAAAAATACCATAATTAATACGATTGATGAAACTCATCAATCTATGTTAATAAAATTTCAAGAACATAAAGAAGAAACTATACCGAACCTTATTAATGAAAAAAAACGTTTAAATGCGATTATACCAACATTAAAAAAAGGTCAGGTAAGTGAATATATGGAAATTTCCGATCAAATTAAAACCATTACATCACAAATACGAGAATTAAAACTTGAAAAGAAAAGGTATTTATTAGACAATTCCAAATATATTTTTGATTTTTTTGAACAAAAAAAACAAATATCAGGCAATTCAATAAATGTGAATCAAAATACCGATACATTAAATAGTTTTTTCAAAATTAAATCTACAAATAATGAATCTTCTGATATTAATAATGAAAAATATACACAATCTAAACAATATTTACAACAATATTGGAGGAATATGAATATAGGAACTTTACAACCACAAGATTATATTATTAATGCAGATAAATGTGAATATTGTAATGAAGGAGAATTAATACCACAAGACGAAGAAGGGGTATTAATATGTAATAATCTTCAATGTTGTAAATTTGTAACTTATATAGTAGATAGTAATAAACCAAGTAACAAAGAACCACCCAATGAAGTATCTTATACAGCATATATTCGTTTAAATCATTTCAAGGAGATTTTATCCCAATTTCAAGCCAAAGAAACTACCCAAATACCAGAAGAAGTCATTGAAAATATAAGAGCACGAATTAAAAAAGAACGTATTACAAATATGAAAGAAATTAACTATGATAAAATGCGTGATATTTTACGAAAATTAAATTATAACAAGTATTTTGAGCATATTCAATACATTAATTCTTTGTTCGGTGTAAAACCACCCATCATGAATGAAGAATTACATGAAACATTATGTGTATTGTTTATTGAAATCCAAAAGCCTTGGGCGGTGCATTGCCCTCCTAACCGAACCAATTTCTTTAATTACACATATACGCTTTACCAATTATGTGTATTATTAGACCAAACCCAATATTTACCTTATATTCCTATGATGAAAGACCGTGAAAAACAATTAGAACAAGATATGATATGGAAAAAGGTATGTGAAGATTTAGACTGGGAATATTTCCCTACTGTTTAAATTATATTCATAATAATAAAATATAATTTAATTAATTAATTTATACAGCAAATTTCAAACCACCAACTAAAGAACTACCTAAGGTGAAACCAGCACCGGTTCTGGTAGAATCACCCATAGCAGGAATGAAAACATCAAGGATGCTGAAAACAGCAGCGGCTGTTAAAGCAATAATCATAACTTCTTCAACCGATAAAGGTTTCTTGGGGATTAACATAGCACAAATACCAACTGCTAAACCTTCAATTAAGTACTTAATAGCACGTTTTACTAATTCGTTAAGATCGAAAAGTCCGTCCATCGTATATACTATATATCAGATTTTTTTCTAAATTATATGGAATTAGTTATTAATATAAAAATTACTTAAATAATAGAACGATACAATAGTATATGTCTACTTTTGAAAAAAAGAAATTAGAAAACGGACAAAAGAATCCTAAATATATTGATTTATGCGATGAAGACCAACCAATTGCTGGTCAAAAATTCGCATGCTTATCATTTGTATCTCCCGAAAAAATTTTAAAAAAACGTGAGGTTTATTTGTTTGACCAATTCATTAAACGTTGGGATTTTTCTAAATCTATGGAACGTTATTTTGAATTTATTCATTTTATCGCATATAAATATTCATTAAAGGTAGATACTCTTATCAGCGATTTTAATGAATTTGTTAAAGAAGAATCAAGCAAACTACAAAAAAGTGGTATTGAAGATGATTTCAAGAATTTTATGGATAAAGAAGAAGATAAATTAAGTGAAAAATTTAATAAGGAACATGCTTTTCAAACTTCCGTTCGTGGACTAAAGATTAGAGGTGTTTACGGTACACAAGACGAAGCTGAAAACAAAAGTAAGCAATTACGTGAACAAGACCCTAGTCATGATATCTTTGTTGGACCAGTTGGAACATGGTTACCTTGGGACCCGGATGCTTATAAAACAGGACGTGTTGAACATATGGAAGAAGAACTAAATGCTCTTCACCAAGAAAAATTGAAAAATGAAGAACTCGCAAAGAAAGAGTTTGAAGAACGTGTTCGCGAAACCAAGAAGCAAGCTATTCGTGAAAATATTGAAAAGGCGCAAAAGAGTGGTAATGTATTAACACAAACTATTGATGAAGAAGGTAACTTATCAGGAGTAACTGAAAATGTTGATTTTGATAGCAGAGAAGAGACAACACCAGAAGCTACTCAATTACGTAATGAAGAATTTGTGAAACAAATACTAAACGATAATGATAAAGAAAAATCGGATTAAATATATTATTAAATCTATATAAATATGTTATCCTTATTTATATAGATGTCTACTTTCAAACTATTATACCATACTCCTTTAATTGATAAAAATGATAATATCGATTATGTAAATATTGTTAATAATAATAATAATATATTTATTCACAATAAAATGAATGATAATACACATTTTTTAAATTATACTTCTGGATTGTTTATTAACATGAAAAATTGTAGTAAGTTTGAAATATTAAAAATGTTTTTATTGAATCCTTTTCTAAATAATGAAAATAAAGAAATGTTAATTGAGTACTTTTGTAAAATTCAAAAACAATATCATTCCCTAAGTTATCTAGCATACCGTTATAAATTTAAAACCGCAAAAATAGCAAATGATAAAGACTTATGTTATAACAACATTAATAAAAAACAACCTAGAATATTATCACTTTATGTGAAAAGCACAAAATATTTATTTTCAATTTCTGACTTAAAAAATATAATTAACACTTCATTATATAATTGTGATATGATGTTTTCTTTACCATTATCAATTAAGAATCCATATGATAATTCTCCATTTTCTAAAGCCAATTTATATAATATCTATTTTTTCTTTAAACATAATGATATTGTGATACCTACTATTTATCATCTATATTTTATGACTAATTTTCATATGAGTAAATTTCAATCTGATAATGAAGTAGGTATACGTAATTATTTAATTGATAATTATTTAAAATTAAATACAAAAGATGTTGTTATTAAACAAATAAAAAAAATGTTAACCGATTTTAATGCTAAATTACTTAAATGTAAAATTCTACTTAATACGAAAGTACCTGAAGATTTAATCTATAATACATTTAAACACCACGTTCAACTTTATTATAAATATCGTCATACGTTAGATTTAAGTATTCAAGAAAATGCAAAGTCCAAATGGATAGAATCTTTAAAAAAGTTTAAACATAATAATCCTATTTTTGGAAGAAGAATGCTTAAATTAAATAAAGAAACAAACAAAACTTCAGAATATTTTAAAGAGGCCGTTCCTGTAAATATAAATGATAATTGGTTTAATAATGATATGAATAGCCATTTAGACCATACATATCATTTAAATAATGAAGATGAAGATTATGAAGATGATGAAGATGAAGATTATGAAGATGAAACATTTGAAAATGATAATACACCGCAACATAGTCGTTTTACTGATATTAATTATGAAATGATACATAGTATTATAAATGATACAAGTAATAATCTATTAATTGAACCACCCATCAGAATTCCTTCTTATGATAATACAGATAGTGATACAGAAAGCGATGAACTATTTCCACCTATTATAACACGAACACAAATAATTGATTGTTTTTCAGATGATGATATATCTGATATTGATAGTGTTTCATAATCTATTACCATTTACTTTTCTTTACATTAATGGCTGGACCTTGTCGTTTTTTTCCCTTTGATGGGTCATATGCTTCATCTTCGTCATCTGACCCCATATTTTTAGATATTTCCCAAAATTCTTTTGAACCTAACTTAAACGCTGGATGATTTTCTGCTTTATACCAAGCAATTTGGTCATGTAATTTGTTTGATTTTGAATTATTATTAATAACCAAACATTCATAATTTTCAGTGGTTTGATCCATTACAGCACAAAATGACTCTAATGTAGGAAACATACTTGCATAATTTTCCCAAATACGTTTTCTATTTGTTAAATAAGGTTCTCTTAAAATAAATACATAATCAATATTTGTTCTTAAATTTGGAGGAATACCCAAAGGATATTGCATGGTAATAATTAACATAATTTTCCAATGACGACCGTTCATAAATAACAATCTCATTAATTTATCTCGAGACCACGATTGGTCATATAAACAATCATCTAATATTACAAATGTACGCGGGTCTATATTACATCTTTTATACACTTCCATTTCTTTTTTCATTTGTTTCAGTACCGTTTTTTGTCGCCGCAGAATGTTCTCAATTAATACGGTATTGTATTCTTCATGAATAAATAATTTAGGAACATGTTCTGCATAAAATCCATTACCAGCTTCAGTACCTGATATAACTGTTCCTATTGGAATATCTTGATGATAATATAGTAAATCACGAACCAAAAAAGATTTACCAGTATCACGTCTTCCAATCATAACAATCACTGGACCTTTATTCTCATTCGGTTTAAATGTAATATCACGCATATTAAATTTTCTTAATTCTAAAGTCATTATAATATATTATTTAGATTAATATATCATATCTTAAACGTAGTGATATTATAAGATTAGTTTAAAAAACCATTTTAATAAATATATATTTGTTATATTAACATTAGTATGAGCGATTCTTCTAAATTCCAAATACATTATTATAAAAATAATATGATTGATCATATTTACAATGAACAAAATTATCAATTTAGCCCAGAAGATTTAGAATATAATTATAATCCTTTTGATATTTCTAATATTCAAATGTATAATCCATTATATAATTTATTTTTTTCATTAAATGAAAATAATTATAATAAAATAGCATTGAACCATAAATATCACATAATTAACAAAGATACTATTAAAAATATGAATACAAATGAAATTATAACTCGACCCATTTTTATAAAAAATTCACCACTTATTGACCCTATGAAATTTTTAATAGGTAAATATGAAAATAACACTTCTATCTTAAATTTACCTGCATTACAATCTGATGGTCATCCTAAATTATTAGATACAAATAATTTTTCGTATGTTGATAACTTCTTTTATTATTTAACAAGTCAATTGTTAAATCACCATGGTTTTATCAATGGATTAGATTATTATGGTTCCTATTTAGGTGTTCAAAAGGTATTTAAATATGATATTTCTGATGAAATTGATTATTACGAAGATTCTAACTTTTTTAATAATAACATAAATAAACTATTTTCAATTTCAAACAACGAAGAATCATTTGGTGTGGGAACATACAAAAATAAAGCAAAACTTCATTTATCAGATGACTATAAACATAATATTACTTGTGTTTCTTTACCAGATTTAAATAATAATCAAACTACATCGAGTATTCAAGATATTAATGAACTATTAGTTTACAATAAAAATAGTTCAAAAAAATCATCTACAACAAATTCAATAAAATCCAATTCGTCATCTGATAGTTCCAATAATAGTGAAGAAAATTACAGTTCCAATGATGAAATTGACTCTAATACTGATTGGGAAACAGATAGCAATGATTCAAATAATTCAAATTCATTATGTTCTTCAAGCGATTCATACGCATATATACATAATTATCCTGTCCAATTTATATGTCTTGAAAAATGTAATGGAACCATTGATGACTTATTTGAACAAAAATTACTTGATGATGATAAATCATCTTCTGCATTATTTCAAGTAATTATGTGTTTACTTTGTTTTCAAAATACCTTTCAATTTACTCATAATGATTTGCATACTAATAATATTATGTATATTCATACAGATATTGAATATTTATTTTACAAATATAAAAATACAATATATCGTGTTCCTACATATAACAAAATCTTTAAAATAATTGATTTTGGAAGAAGTATATACAAATATAATAATTTAACTTTCTGCAGTGATAGTTTTTCCAAAGATGGTGATGCGAATACACAATATAATTGTGAACCTTATTTTAATTCAAATAAACCTCGATTAGAACCGAATTATAGTTTTGATTTATGTCGTTTGGGCTGTTCTATTTATGATTTTATTGACGACATTGAAGATGAATCTTTTTCTGAATTAAAAACAACGGTTGAACGATGGTGTACAGATGATAATAACAAAAATATATTATATAAAAAAAATGGCGAAGAGAGATATCCCAATTTTAAGTTATATAAAATGATCGCACGAACTGTTCATAATCATACTCCTGTAAAACAATTAGAATATTCTTTTTTCAATCAATATGAATGGAAAGAAGAAGTAACCGATAATATAATTGATTTGGATAATATTTCCAGTTATGTATAAAAAATTGAACTTATATTATTATTATAACAATACCTATAATAATAACAACTATGGCCGATATATTTATTCCTATTACTTTCTTTGTATTTATTACGTATAATATGGCTCGTGGTATATTTACACCAATTAATCGCGTCCATCCTATTTAATTTATAGAAAAATGAATTTAATATTATTGTTTTCATAATATCAAAACAATAATTAATATGAATAGAGCTATGAAACGATTTATTGAAAACATGGTAATTGGTACGGTAATATTATTTATTACCACAATACAAATATATTATTTCAACCCATTCCCACACATACAACCTAATTATAAACATTTACCAAATGATACAATACCTCAATATGAAAATATTATGGTTTATAACACAAGCAACCAATGTATAACTACTTGGATACCTAACCAAATTGTTCAAAGAAAACAAATATATTATTAATATATGTTTTCATTATATGAAAAATTGAAATTATTACTGTAATATTATATAATATAACTATCAATTAATAGATATATTATTTAACTTTTAAAAATGACTGTAACATTTCCTAGACGTTCAAGACGTATTCAAAGTATGGGTCCAGAAATAACTAATCATCATAACCATTTAAATATGAATTGGTCAATTTATTCAACATCAAATTACTTAACAAATGATAGTATAACCAAAATATATGATAATGGTGAAATCTATCGTGGACAAATACAAAATGGTAAACGACATGGTTCAGGACAAATGATTTATTCTAATGGAGTAGTTTATCATGGTAGATGGAATGATGATAAACCTGAACATGTTCAAATTACAATTTACGATGAAACATTTTTACAAATGGTACATAATATGTCTGAATATTAAATTAAAAAATAACAACTTAATTATAAAAATTATAAATTATAAAAATTCTTCTTTAAATTGGCAGGGAACCATTATTCGTATTCCGAATTCTTTTGCTTTTTTTATTTTATTAGAATTATCATCTAATTCTTTCACGATTAATACAAATGTATTTTTATTCACACTATCATCTAAAAATCCACCCTTTTCTTTTAATTTTTCTATTATTTCTTTATCACGAGTTTTAGTCATTACTACATGTTTATCATGCAATATATGTTTTTCTTCATTTTCTTTACTATTCGTTCGACTACGTGTTTGTATTTTTTCTTCTTTTAAAATATTTATATTTAATTTGTATTCCAACTCTGCTTCTTTTAAAAACTCCAGAAATCGCGGTATATTTATCACAAAACTTTTTGCATTTTCAGTTCCTATTCCATTTACTTCTTGTAACATCTTTATTTTTTTATCAGCAGGTTCAGTGCTGGTTAATATATCTGGATGTGCTTCCATAATTGGTTTCATTTTTCTTTCACCTAATCCACGACCTAACATATTTGATGCTACCATAATATCTAATAAACTGGCTTCTTTTACTTTGGTTTGAATACTGGTATATACTTTTTCAATCATTTTACTTTTAAAACCCTCTATTTTTTCAAAATCTTGTTTCGACATTTTCAATATACTAGATATACTTTTATATCCTGCTTTCATAAAACGTTTCACATTTCCACTTGATAAACCATCAACTTTTAAAGTTGTGAAAAATGCTGTTATTATTTTTTCTTTAACAGTATCGTTATCGTCAATATTATTTAAAACTATATCTACACCTGTATCAGTCCAATGATATTCTTCATTAGGCATTTTTGCTTTCTCTGCAGATTGTATTACTGATTGTATAAATGGAATTACATCACCACTGCGAATAATTTGAATAATCGCACCAATACCAATTTGATTACTTTCTATGAATTTTGCATTAAACCCGGTTGCATATTGAATAGTTACACCACCTAATTTTACTGGTTCTATTTGTACCTTTGGTTTTAAATATCCATTTTTACTAGCTTGCCATATTACATCAACTACTTTTGCTTCTGCTACTTGATCCGATATTACCATTTTAAATGCAAATGCATGGTCTGGATTTCCACTTTTTCGTTTATATATTTTATCATCGCTTATAATTATTCCGTCCATTTCATATTCATAATTAGTTCTCCAATCAATTAATATATCCGATAGTTTTTCATTTGTTAATGCATTATCGTCTTGATGTAATACCGTTTTAAAACCTAATTCTTCTATTTTTTTCATTTGACGGCTAGGTATTAAACCCGGTTTTATTACTTCATAAACTACAAAGTCCATGTCTTTTGTTTTTTCATCTATTTTTTTACTATTTATAATTCCGGATACTAAGTTTCGAGCATTTGCGAATGTTTTCATATATTTATCATCAAATACTTTTCTAGGTATAATAAACTCACCTCTTACTACTATATTCTTATCTTTTGGTAATTTTAATACAGATAATAAATAAGATATATCTTGCCCTACTTTTCCATTACCACGAGTATATAACTTTGGTTTACTTCCTTCTGTTGTATATAATCCACTTACTCCATCCAATTTACTTGAAATTACATATGGACCATTATACTTTTTTGTCCAATTCTGTAATGCATTAGAATCGGGCTTTATTTTATCCATTGAAGGCATATTATATGGCAAACTTACTTTATTTTTCAATACTTCTGCTCCAATATTTTCTAATATTTCATTTTCAGGATATTTTCTCTCCATATATTCTTTTATTATATCAAATTCATTATCTGTCATTAATGGTGTTTTTGTATTATAATATGCAGTATTTGCATAACGTATCATATTCTCCACATTATTTTCGTTCAATGTTTCCAAATAACTCATACCATCGGCTTTAAAATTTGTTATTTGATTTTTAATTTCAGAAGCGTTATTACTTTTACGTGTTTTCACCATATCTTTACTTTTACTATTACTTTTTATTTTAACTTGAGATTTATTTTCAATTTTCTGCTTTTTGGTCTTTTTTTTGGGAACTTTCGTTTGTTCTTTTTTTGTTTTCTTTTTTACACAATTAAAATCTGTATTTCTGATATACCCTTCTTTACATTCATTAACACACCGTTTTGTTTTCGTATTATATTCTTTTCCTTTGGGGCATTCTTTTTTCTTTTGAGTTATATTTTTAATACTACCTAAATCAGATTTAATTGACTGATTCATTTATATAATATCGTAACATTATATAAATATAATTAGAACTCTGGATCACCCGTAAATACTTGTGTGCCTTTTAAATCTAATGATTTGTTTTCAGTGATTACATTTACAAAATCAGTAACTGTTCCTTGTCCACGAAGATATATAAATACCCCTAGAAATGATGTTATAAATACAATAAGTGAATCACGAACTAAATGCTTTAATGGTTTCCATTCTTTATCAATATACTTCATTTCTAATAATTTGCAGATACAAAACAATAAGGTGATTAAACCAGCTAATGCTAAAGTTTTTTCCATAATATAATTTTTATTACATTATATTATGAATATTATTACGAATATATTAACCTAATACTTCTACGTCATTTAATATGATATCATCACTGTCTGGTGCTTTATAACTATCTAATACATCAAAACCTGTTAAATCGATATTATCATTATGGATTTGTATTCTTTCATTATCTGAATCATCATCATAATCATTATTTGTTTCTTCTTCTAATTTACGTATCGCATTCGAACTACTTATTTGTTCTAAACGTTCAATTGACTTTGGTGCTTCTATTTTATTCACACTATCTTCTTCGTCTAAAACTGTATCAATATCATTGAAAGATAGTTTTGTAACCACTTGTTCAGAATCAATATCTGATATCGTAGGAACCACATAAGAGTCTGTTTCATCAATATTATTCGATGTATTTTCACTATCTTGCATTTCACTGCCTCCTAATTTTTCTTCCACTTCTTTTCTTACTTCTTCTTCCATATCATCTTCAATATTTTCAATAATAACTTCTTCCTCCTGTTCTACACTTTCATCCATATAAGCACGAATAATAGCTTCTGTAGGAACACTTTCGCGAATAGCTATTAAAATACACTCTTGAATAATCATTTCTAATTCACGATTATGTTTTTGAATCATTAATGGTGATATATTCTTTTCAAATAAATAAATATTACTATATATCTTTCGTGCAGTGTGAATATATACTTTATGAATAAAGTCGTCTAATTTTGGTGTTGAAATATCTATCTTCTTTTGTTTATTTCCAACACGAATACATGTTAATACCTTTAATTGAATTATATGTACACAAGTGATTAAATCTTCTAAATAATTACAACCACTTCGTTCAATTATACGTCTTCTTTCTTCTTCTATAATTGTATTATTCCATTTGGGAATACGAGACAATAAATTTTGAAAAGTCATTAAATATTTATTCATTTCATCATTTGCTGTGCATAATTTCCACGCTTCATTAAAGATAGAACGTAATCCACCGATTACTAAAGGTGTTAATATTGATACCAAACGAGTACACCATTCGTTTCTTGACTCATGTAGATTTGAAATTACAAAATCGTCCATATTATATTGTTGCTATACATTTTAAGTCCTTTTCTGAACGTAAATATAAAAAATCAAAAATATACAAAATCAATAATTTTTCACAACGGTATTCCGACCGTATTTTTTCATATATAATACACGCTTGTGCTATATCATTATCATCTAATTTTGATTTGTTTTTTAACCACATTATTACATCTAAACAAGAATATCCTTCTTCATAAATTTCCTCAGCAAAACGAGATAAAGTAATATGGTCTTTTGTTTTAATCGCATTCATTTTTTTATGTATCCATACATCTGATTTATTTTTCGTATCCAAATTATAATGAAAATTTTTGGAATATGCATGTAAATTCATTATCTTATCATTACTTATATAATCGGGAATATATATTTCACAAAAACGAGATACTATAGGATTTAATATTTTATCTTTATTCTCAACTATCATAAAAAAACGAGTATTATAACTAAATAACTCTATACATCGTCTCAATGCTGATTGAGCATCTATAGTTAAATATGATGCATTTAATAATACTATGGTTTTAAAATGAATACCACTACTCGCATTTATATTCGCCTTTGCGAAAAATTTTAATTCTTCTCTTATGAATTTAATTCCTTTTCCGTGAGCACAATTTACAAACATCACATTTGTGCGGATTTTGTTGTTATCATCGCCGTATATTTTTTTTATAAAATTATTTACTATTGTTCGTTTTCCACTTCCCGATTTACCATAAAAAATTAAATTTGGAACTTTCCCGGTTGTAATAAAACAATCTAATTTATCGTAAATTGATTTATGAATAGCTAATTTATCGGTTTTATCAAGTTCTTTTGATTGGTCCTCTTTTATAAAAATATTTTGCATTGTATTAATAATAATTATAGTGTTATGTTTATATTTATTATTCTGTTTTTATTATTTTTAATTCTTTTGTAAACATAAATCTTTCATGATACATAGTTTTTCGATCTACATTACATTTTAAACAACTTATTTCTAAATTACCTTTGTTATGACCATAATCATTATCTAATCTTTCTAATGTCCATTGTCTTGGTTCACGTAAATTTTCGTATAATAATAATACATTTTTTTTACAATAGTAACAACACATCTTACTGGTTTTTAATAAATTGATTACTGTTTCTAAATCTACAAATTGTTCTTTGTTGTATAATTTTTTGGTTTTATCTTGACTGCGATAACTACTTATTTTCTTTTTGAGTTCTTTATTAATTAACTCGCTTTTTGGTTTTGATATTTCTTCAAATTTTTCTATATATTCGTATTGATTTTCTGTATCAATATCGTCCTTTATTTCTTTCCATTCTTTTTTTTCTGTTATTACTCTTTTTTCACTATCTGCTATTTTAATAATTTTCAACATATACACCTTTGAAGATTTAAATCCGCACAAAAATACGAAAAAAAATAATTCAAAGTTTAGGTCTTTTCATACCTTGTGTATATTTTGTTGATTTTTATCGCATTCTTCTGAAGTCTCTGAATTATTATCTAATGTACTACCATTTTCATTTTTTACAAATCCTAATATATTAAATTTATTCCATAAAGATACCTCAGAGTGTTTGGGTAATATTTTATTTTCAGGTATTTGAGGACTTTGAGGACTTTCGGGTATTTCATTATTATCTACATCTGATATATCTAAACCATCATGAGTAGTATCACTTGTATTATGTATACTTGATACTGCTTGTAACGTTAAATCATTCAAAGAACCTAATTTATCTGGTATTATAGTTGGTGTTTCTACTTCTGTATGATGTATACTTCTACGATGAGGTCTTTCTTTTATTTTGATATTATTTTCATTATCTGATTCATCACTAGAATAACTGTAACTACTATTAGAGCCATTATAATAATTTTTATATGTATCTAACTTATTATCTGATATATTAGGTGTTATATGAGTTATTCCATAAAATTCATCAGGATAGTATAAATTACGCTCTATATCTTGTTCCACATTTTTTATTTTATTAAAATCATCTTTGCTTGGTCTGTGATTATACACATAATTATAATTATTTAATGCATTGTGTTTTTTTGTTATATCGCGACTATTATAACTTATATAATCACGCATTCCTAATTCTGTTTCTATTCTCATATTATTCAATATATGACGATTTATTGATTCCACTGTTTGATTTGTTTTATACGATTCTACTGCTTTCTTTTTATCATCTTTCTTTATTTCATTCAATTGTTCACGTATTTCATTCTTTGAATTTATTAATTCAGTTACTTTTATTTGTGTTTCATCGTTCATCGATATTTTCTTATATTTTTTCAACCTATGTTGATCATTAATTAATTCTTTTATTCTACTATCTATTTTATTTAATTCATTATTTTTCTGTTCTATTGTACTTCCTAATAGTATTTTTTCTATTTCTTGTTTACTATATAATTCACGAGCTTTTGTATGAAAACTATTAATAAAAAAATAACGAAAACAGGTGTTATTTAAACAACCCGCCTCAAATTTATATTTTAATAAATTTTTAAACATCAAAGGTTCTACTTTATTATAAATAGTACTTTGTTCTGCTATTATAAATTCTTGTAATTGCAAACGTAACATTTCTTCCTTATATTTTAATACATCTTTCTTTGTTAACAACATATCTATTTGATTATCTATGTTTATTTTTAATTCGGCAGAACCATCCTTTTCAAATAAATCTTTTAATTTTGACCATTCTGAATATTCATAGTCAATCTCTCGTTTATAATAATTAAATTGATGGTCAATTAATATTTGTTGTCTTGCTTTTAATTTATTTATATACATCGCAAAAGTTGATAATAAATTCACAATCAATTCTTTTTGCTCATCCAATTTAAAAAAACGTGATATTGCTAAAATTAACGCCACATACGTAGATAAACTGATAATTACTATAGATACTATATAACTATCTATTGGGTATAGTCCATCTACTGTTTGTATAAATGTTATTCCAGTTGAGGCAACTATAATAGATATTTGTATCCATCCTATGGTACTACTTAATTCGTGATATTTTAACTCCAACAATATCTTTTTATTCAAATCTGTTTCTAACATTTTTTCATTTACTTCATATTTTTTCTTTTTCTCACAATTTATATTTCGTTTACATATTTCAAAATAGTGCCGTAATCGTTTTAATGATTTTTTATTACTTTCATCATCTATTATTAAACTGGGTGTATTCGACATTATAATTTATATATATTTTATTTTTAACTAATTTTATTCAATATTTGTTATATCTATATGTTCTCAACTTTTTATTTTTTTATTCCTTATTTTTAATCTAATTTTAAATTTTATACTTTGAGAACCTAAATATAAAAAATTGAATATTTATCTACAAATATAATATAATTAAACTATAACTATGCATACTCATTTTACTTGTGGTGCCGTTAACAAAGAAACTACTCTTTATGAGTATCCAGCTTTTGCTGATAAAAAAAATAATTATGCATGTCCATATTGTAAACACGACGTAATCTTACGACAAGGTGAAATTCGAGTTCATCATTTCGCACATAAATCAGAGAACAATTCTTGTTCATATTATACCAATCCTACAGGTAAACATTTAATTAGTGATGCGAAATTGATTATTGAAAGCTGCTTTAAAAAGAATATTCCTATTCATATTACACAGAATTGTTCTTATACACGTAATTATCGTAATTCTTGTAAAAAAACACTTAATACAACTATACAATGTGATGAAAATATTTCCATCGCATTAGACCATAAATTTACTTATAATGATTATGATAATATTACTGATATTGCTATTATTAATAATTCTACAGAACAAATGATATACACATTAGAATGTTATTCAGATAAAACCTACAATAATGCTATTGAATCATCTGTGTTATTTTCCCGAATATTTAATCGTTCTGGACCATGTTTTAAAATCAATGCCGATGAAATTATTTCCAAATATAACTCCGATATGACTGAATTAAATATACAATGTTCTCAAAATTGCATGTTATGTGATCCATGTAAAGAATTATATAAAATCGAAGAAGAAAAAAATAAGGTAAATGATGATAAACGTAAATTAATGAGACAGCGACTACAACAACTACGTGAACGTCGTAAGAATAAATAAAAAATCACCAAATGTATAAAATATATATTTTATTTGTATAATTGTATTTTTTTTATTGTTGGGTCAACATAATCTTCTTCTTTTAACTCAAACGATGAAAATATATTTTCATCCACCTTCTCTTTTTTTTCTATTTTATACTCTTTTTCCGGTATATTATCATAAAATGTTTTTACTTCTTTATTCGCACGTATTCTTGATGGATTAAACGCAGATAAATATAATCCATCTAATGATTGAACTCGAGATAAAGCAACGTACGTTTGACCACATTCAAATATTTGACTACCTACATCTATATTCGCCATTGATAATGTGGTTCCTTGGATTTTATGTATAGTTAACGCCCAAGCCAAACATAGTGGTATTTGACCGACCGCAATACATGGATATTCTTCTGATTGAACAAAATGCACATCCAGTACCCTTTTAATTCCATTTATAAATATTACTTCTGGTAATATACCTGTTTCTGTTTCTACAATATCGCTTATTACACCCTGTGACCCGTTGCATATACCATTATCAATATCTAAATTAACTGTACACATTACATTCGCACCTTTTTTTAAATGCAACATTTCGGGATAAGATGAAGTACCTATTAATTTTTGAATTTCAAACTCAATTATTGTTTCTGGTAAATTTGAACATTTTTGTAAATCTTCCATCGACAACGGCTTATTTGATTCTATATATGTTTTGCAAGCGACTTTCTTTTCACAATTAAATGTATATTTTTCATTATCTAATTTTGAAAACATTAAATTATTTAAATAATCAGTCTTCGCGCGGGTTGGGAATAATTTCGTTGGTATACAACCATTATATTTGGTTTCATCAAAGTCTCTGTTTAAATATTTTTTCAATATTGAAATATTTTGTTCACTTAAACAGGCCTCTCTTATTTCTAATAATATGCTTTTATATATTGGGTCTGTTTGTCTAAAAATCGTTTTTAAAATGACTATATTATCTGGCTGAAACATTTTCGTCCATACTTTACTATTAAAACAAAACTGTTCTGTCTCTGGTTCACCTATAGTACCTACAGGAGGTAACTGATAAAAATCACCTAATAGTACTAATTGAATACCGCCAAAAGGTTCTCTATTATATCTTACTGTTTGAGCTATTTCATTCAATACATTCAATATCTTTACAGACATCATACTTATTTCATCAATTATTAATATTTTTATATTTTTCCAATTGGCTTTATTTCGTTTATTTCTCATTACATTTTCCACAATTTGTTTCTTATCCCCTTTACATAAACGAATACCACTCCATGAATGTAATGTTCTAGCATTACATATTTTCGGTAATAATACGGTTGCGCAACCAGTCATAGCACATACTTGAATACTGTTACCTATTGACTTGCTATAATTTACAAAATATTCTATTAGTTTGGTTTTACCTGTACCGCCCGGTCCTGTTATACAAATATTTTTTCCACATGTAAATAATTCATATGCGTACTGTTGTTCATCTGATAAAATTGATAAATCCATTACTTTTATTATTATATCATCATATTTTTATTTTTCAATTTTTTCATTTTAAAATGCATGTTTTTTCAAGAAAAAAAGTCACTGGTTTTTTTAAAAATGGACATTTATTTTTGTCCATTTTTAAAATATGGAAGATAGTTTTTGTTTTCAAAAAACACACATTTTGGGTTTTGCTTGAAAACGCTATAAAACCGCAAAAATTTTTTTTGATTTGTTACTGAACTTTTTTTTATTATTTTGCTAGAAAAAGTATTTAGGGGTTTTTTATGTATCCATTTATATATATAATGGATACAATTAGAATACAAAATAAAACCCTAAAAAACCCAACAAAATATAATTGTGAAAACTGCAACTTTACTAGCAGTAATAAAAAGGATTATGATAAACATTTATTGACTGCAAAACATCGAAGAATACATGAGAATACACAAAAAACCCCAAAAAACCCCAAAAACGTATTAATGTATACATGCAGCAATTGTAAAAAATCTTATAAATTTCATTCTGGGTTATGGAAACATAAACAAAAATGCAGTCATGAATCTTTAGAAAAAGAAATATATGACAGAGAAACAGATAAAGAAATGCCAAGTCAAGAATTAGAAGTAAAAGAAGAAAATACAATAGATTATAAAGACATGTTTATTCATTTGATGAAACAAAATCAAGAATTACAAAAAACACTACTTCAACAACAAGAAACAATCAATGAAATGATACCAAAAATAGGTAATAATAATACTACTACTAATAATAATAATAATCAACAATTTAATCTTCAGTTATTTTTAAATGAACAATGCAAAGATGCTCTTAACATTACTGATTTTATGAAATCAATTGAAGTAAATATGAATGATTTGGTCCAAACCGGCAAACTCGGTTATGTAGATGGTATGTCTCGTATTTTTGTAAATGCATTAAAAGACATGGATGTAACAGAACGACCAATCCATTGTACGGATATAAAGCGTGAAACAGTGTATATAAAAGACCAAGATAAGTGGGAAAAGGATGAAAATGATAAACAAAAAATCAAGAAAACTATTCGAAATATTGAGAACAAGAATTTACAAATGATTCCAAAATGGCAAGAGGAGAATCCCGACCATACAAATATGGATTCAAAGAAATCAAATGAATTTATGGAGTTGTCGATAACAGCATTAGGAGGTGAAGATGAAAAAGACAAATCCGAAAAGAAAATAATGAAAAATATATTAAAAGAAGTTATTATTGATAAAAAATGAGATAAATAATACTATATTGTTATATAAATGTTACATTATATAACAATCGCAACAAAACCGCATGTAGTTTTAGATAATATAAAACAAAAGGTTGGACAAAACGGAGAAGATATAACAATATTGGGACTAGAAGAAAATCGTTATATAGGATGGAATGCAATAGGTAATTTTGGAGTGAAATTAAAAGAAGTTTATCAATATTTACAAAATGATAATTTGGACGATAATGATATTATTTTATTTACGGATGCATATGATGTGGTATATTACGGAAGTTTTGATGAAATTTTAACAAGATATCAAGAACTGAATACGCCTATTTTATTTGGATGTGAAACTGAATGTAATCCAAAACCAGTTCTAGCAACTCGATATAAAGAACGTCATCATGAATTTTCATATTTAAATAGCGGGTTATTTATAGGACGTATAAAGGAGTTGCGTGAATGTATGAAAGGATATGAATATAATGATAAACATGATGATCAATTATTTTGGACATATCAATTTTTAGAAAAACCAGATAAAATAAAATTGGATTATGATAATAAAATATTTTTAAATACTCATGGTATTAATGAAGAAACATTAGTATATGATAATAATCGTGTATATTATAAAAACAAGGAACCCGTTTTTGTTCATGTTAATGGTATAGATAAAAGATTAGTAACAAAACTAATGAATGTAAAAAATTGATTATAGAATTAAAGTTAATTAGATATATAAATAAAATATGACTAGTTATATAGATAAAGGAACTCAAACCGATAATACTTATATGGAAGACCTTGCTAAATTAAAAGCAATCGAGACCATACTAGGTAATATAGATAAAATCTTTAAGGGTGATTATCAATTAGATAATATTCAACATACATATGAGACTTTATGTGAAGGAAACAATGAAAATGAAAAGGATGATGACGACATTGAAGAAGAGGAGGAAGTAGAAGATGGATTAGAGCAATTATCTGAGGATGAAATAGCAGAATTATCAATCACCATTAATCATTTAATAGATGAATATTTAGATACGAATTTATTAGAATTAAGTAATCCGGATTTTCAAAAACATATGACTTCTCATATAGCAGAATTAATTTATTTAGATTTATTACAAGGGAAGGAACCTGTTGATAATTTTCAAGAAACCCAGTGTTATACTGAAGTATGTAGTTTAGTTGAAATCCAAATTGATATGTATTTAAGATATAATAAAATACCACAACGTTCAAATTCTATTACATTGGATGATATGGAAGAACATAGTTCAAGTGAATTAGAACAATTAGAACAAACATTAACAACATTAGCTAATGTGCCACAACCAGCACAAAAAACCAAAGAATGGTATGAATTTCGTTACAATTTAATTAGTGCGAGTAATTTATGGAAAGTATTTGGTAGTCAAGCCCAAGTGAATAGTTTGATTTATGAAAAATGCAAACCATTAGAATATGTATTTCATAATTATAGTTCAAATAGTCCAATGCATTGGGGTGTTAAATATGAACCAGTTACAGTTGCTCTCTATGAAGAAATATACCAAACACAAGTAAATGATTATGGTTGTATACAACATGAAAAATATCCTTATATTGGTGCATCGCCAGATGGTATTAATGTAGATAAAAATAGTGTTCGATATGGTCGTATGCTAGAAATAAAAAATATATTTAACCGTGAAATTACCGGTATTCCAAAATTAGAATATTGGGTTCAAACTCAAATTCAAATGGAAACATGCGATTTAGATAAATGTGATTTTGTGGAAACCCGTTTTAAGGAGTTTGAAACAGAAGAAGAATTTTATCAAGATACAACTTCAGAATATAAAGGAATTATTTTGTATTTTACCAAGTATATAGATGTTTCACAAGAAATATCAACAGATGCAGCAGATACATATAATATTCCGATTTACATCTATATGCCTTTGAATATTTCATTACAAAAAGAAAAAATAGAAGAATGGATCAGTACAAATAAAGAAACTATGAATATGGAAGGGAATGTATTGTTTAAAACATTATATTGGAAATTAGATGAAATATCATGTGTAGTTATTCATCGTAATCGATTATGGTTTAAACATGCACAACCAAAAATAAAAGAAGTGTGGGATATTATTGAAAAAGAACGTATTGAAGGATATGCACATAGAGCAGCTAAAAAGCGTTCTAATACCATCGATGACTCCCCCAAGGAAAGTATATGTTTGATTAAATTAGAC